TCCTCCAGGTGGTGGTGTTCAAACTGTTGTTCAAGATATGAATGGTCAACTTGGAACAATGGCAGGTGGTCCACCATTATTTAATCAAACAGCATTTTATGCATTCTCTAATGGAACTGTAGGTGCTTCTCCTTTTGTTTTAGGAGCTTTCTCAGATGTTCCTATTAATAACATTAGATTTGATTTGGGTGGTAATTTCAATGTGGGAACATTTACATATACTGCTCCAAATACAGGTTATTATTGGTTCAATACAATGATAACTACTACTTTGGTTCCTAATACAATAACTGAATGTACTATGGGATTTAATGCAACTCCTGGTGGAATATTTGGACCTATGAGTTTTAATCCAGCAACTTATCAATCTGGTGGCCCAGGTACGGGTATGGCTTATGGTGGTTCATGGATGACTCCATTAACTGCTGGAGATACAGTAAAAATTACAGTTCTATTGGGAGGTGCTGGAGCAACCCCAGATGTAGAAGGTGGTTTTTCTAGGACATTCTTACAAGGGTATCAAATAGCATAGGAGATAACATGTCAGATTTTGGTATCAAACTAACTATAGTATTGGCTGCAATAGCTGTAGCGATAGGTGCTAGGTTTATTCCAAGTGAGAAGGATAAGCAAATAGTGGAAAAAGTAGCAGAAGAAGTTATTCAACAAGAAGCGTCACAAATTTAGCTTCACTCACTGTTATTATTTCCTTTTTTCAATAGGTAGGCTTGATCTCCTACCTATTGAAGTATGAATGATTAGCTTAGGAACTAATCAAAGAGATCAATTCTCTCTGGGCGTCGTCTAAAGTTTTAGATTCTAATCTTATCCATGTAGGAGATTCTGCATTAGAACTCATTTGCACATAAAAGCTATTTTCACCTACATATTCATTTACGTGGCACAAAGTACCTCTTTCTGCCGTATCTAAGTTATTAGGTTCAGAATGTCTAGTTATCACAAATGGTTCTTTGTTCATTTTTCTCCTAGTTATTCATTGCTTTAATATTATCTTCTATCCATTTTAATCCCGCCTTATAATCTTCCCGTTTAACTTCTTCTATCTTGCTAAGTTTTGGATATTCTTTATCTACCAATCTATATTTGTTGGTACATTTACCCAAGAATTCATCTTCTAGTTCTTTTCTATCCTTAAGAACACTCCTGATATGATCCACTTGTTCTATAGTTAGCTTAGGATATTTTTCATCTAATTCAGGTGGTACCACTTTTGGTGCCTGTATAGCTCCGGCCATACCTTCTTCACCTGTTGGATCTGGATCTACCTCTTCTGTACTATTTATACCACTAAGCGCAAATGATCTTTTGATGGCCATGCTTTCAGCAACTTTCATTATCATTGCAGAAGTAAAACCACTCCACATATTATTTGGCTTATTATAGTCCACAAGAGGAGCTATCATAGATGTGGCCTTTGATCTATCCTTACGATAGACATTACAGAAAGCACCTTTGATCTGATTCTTTTGAAACTTGAAGTGGTTCTCGCCATACTTAATTTCTATTGAACCATCACCTCTTCTTAGAAGCACATCACCATCATAGATTACATCTGACTCCATACCATCAAAGTTTGGTTCTCTGTTGGCTATAGTTAAAAATCCATCACGAGAAACAAGAAACGCAGCAGGTTTACCAGCAAACTTTAAACAATATATTTCTTTTTTAAGGGGATCTAAATTGTACTGCTTGGCTAGATACACCAATTGATTTATTTCAGAAGGTGTAGCATCTTTATTTAAAGCTTTTATTAGATCTAGGTTAATTTCCAATATTGGTTCCATCCTTAATTCCTTTTTTTATTTTTTCATCTAACTTGTCATTAAGCTCACTTACTGCTTTCTGACATGATTTAGCTTCTTCTAAGAACTGTTCTAAATCTCTTAGATGTCTTTCATTACTAATTTTTTGATAAACCATAATCCCTACATTAACAGATGTTATCCATATTAAATAAGGCGTTAGGTTCACATCAAATACAAATCTAGTTACAACTGCAAATGCTACAGCAGAAGCTGCGGTGAGTACAAATTTCATATCCATATTATTCCTTGGATAAAAAGATCATTAATACAGATGATATAGTCATAAGTACCATTAATATTCCACATAGAAGAGTAATGATAGCTTTTTCAGCAAATGTAACTTCATATACAAAAACTATTTGGTATAGATAAGTCATACAAGCTGCAAACATACAGCTTTTTGAAGCAATCATGAAATATCTAGTTACTTTGTCCATATATTCCCTTTGTTTATCGGTGACATGCGGACATTCTTCCAACAACCCTTGGACGAGAAACACTTGCAGGCCTATGCGACACAGTTCTGCAAGTGTTTACTATAGGGGTATAGTGAAATCTTTGTCCAGTTATAATACGTGGTCGTGTGACGATCCTAGGTGCGACTACCACGGTAGATGTGTGATGTCTATACGGAGGATATACACATCCACTTTCTTCGTAATATGTATCATCACAACAACCAGTAAGTAACAATAATACAGGCAATAAATATAATACTTTCATAATCTCTCCTTTTAAGAGGTTAATTATTTTTTTCTGTCATGAAGGTCATACCATTTCTTTTTACATTCATAACATTTGCCAACATATGTAGAAGTTTCAATACCACAGTCATTACAATAGAATTTCTTTTTGGGCTTTCTATATTCCATTATTGTATAGCTGATTAATATACCTATACAACTACCCAGGGCACACGCTATAAATCTAACTAGGTTTGGATTCATTTTTTTTCCTTCTTTTTGGTTCTTTAAATACAACCTTAAAAATCTGATCCAAACACTTTAAAAATGGTTTAAGTTGTGGAAACAAGTGTTTTACTTCGTTTTCCCATCCAAGTCTCTTAACCAAATCCCACTGCATAGCTAAAAGGTTTTCATTCAAACATCTTTCTTCATCTACATTTTTAGGCAAATCATCGAATTTGGTAGCAGCAGTTATATTATGTTTCTTTCTGAAGTTTACGTAATGGTTATACATCTTACCAAACTTTTCAACTGCTATTTGGCCTTCTTTGAATCTTCTTTCTCTTTCTTCTTTAGCTACCTCAAATAAAGGAGCCATTGCATCCGCAGCTTGTAATACTTCTGTAGTATTTGCTGTGTTATTTATAACTTTCATGATGGCTACGCGGACATCTTCTTCACTTTGAAGATCTTTTTTATCTAGATCAACTACTTTGTCACCAAACATAATTGATATTTTATCTGACATGAGTACTCCTAAGATTTAGAAAATTAACATACTTAATTAGAAGTCTATATTAAAAAATAATGAAGTCAATACTTTACATGACAAAAAAATAGTATTATTATATAATTACGTTTAACAAGTGAGGTAAAGCATGAACGAGACAAAGACAAGAAGATACACGGTATTTATGACTGTAGAAGAATATAGAGAGCTTAGAATAGTATCGGCTAAGATGGATATGAAGATTCACGATGTTGCCAGAGATGGCGTATTAATGGCTATAGCACATTATAAAAAGAAACTAGCTAAGGAGAAAGATGAGTAGCAGTAGAATAGTTGATTTGACGGATATAATAAGAAAACTGGAACCGATGGGCTTGGCTACAAGACATATAACAGGTTACTCAGGAACCTTTTCTATAAAGGATCATGGTCATTTATTGTTACCACATGAATTAAGAGCATTTATAGATGTTCTTCATGAAGGAACTCCGCACCATGATAGAGAGTGTACGGATCTACATAGATGGAACTTTGAAATGATAAATTAAAGGGAAATATAATGCATGAGATGAGAAAGAAGCTACTAGAACTTCAAGAGTGGTTCATGAAACAAAACCAAATTAGATTAGAGTCAGGGGATAAATATAAAGCACTAAGGGATCTGCCCGCGAGTAAAGACAGAAGAGTAAAAATGTTACAGTTTTTAGCTGAATTGGATAATGCATCAGATGAAGAAATGCCACATATATTTAATGAATACTTAGAATTTGCTCCTAAATTTATGGATGAAGTGGAAAAAGTGCATGCTATGACAGATCGGATGAAAAAAGAGTTTATGAAGGATATGAAACAACATGGCTAAAAAAGATAATACAGCAAAATTACCACTTTTTGATGAAATGTTCCCCAAAGATCAATGGGGTAATGGTGAGTGGCAAAATGAACCAGATACATTTGAGTTTGAATATAGAGGTATCAAGTGTGAAGGCTTAAGAAATATGCTAGGTGCCTGGTGTGGTTATCTGATATTAGATAGAAACAACCCACTACATAAAACATATGCACCAGAAAATGAAGAGTTTATGAATATAGACTTAGAATGTCATGGTGGTGTTACTTATGCGGGCTATGATAAAACAAAAGATATCTATCGTATTGGATTTGATTGTTCTCATTACGGGGACTATCTACCGACTACAGCGGCACAAAAAGGCTTCATGACGGATATGATCAAAATGTATAATAAAAGACATGAAACAATGCCAATCATAGATAAACCAATAGATGAAGTATGGAAAGATATTCAAGATAAGTGGCCATACATTGGGACCTATAGAAACTTGGAGTTTGTAAAAGAGCAGTTAAGAGGAATGATAGATCAAATACTTGGTAAGGAATAGTAATGACTTACCCAGAAAAAATAAAAATAATAGTAGAAGAATCTAAAAAAAGCGGCACCACACCTTTAGAGATATTAAAGAGCAATACCCTCACTAAAGAAGAAAAACAAGTTCTAATTAATTATTTAGCTGAAAGTTATCTAAAACAAAGATTGGAAGAGGAACTAAAATGACAGATAAAGAAAATATAAGAATATTGTTAAAGGCTGCTAAAGAGTTAGGTATCTCTAAAGAAAGTCTTAAGATGAATAATTTAAGTTCAGGTCAATGGTTACAGCTTGTTGAAACTGCTTCTAAGATTGCAGATAAAGAAGAAAAAACTTTAAAGTTGTCAAAAGAATAAAATTATACTAGGTTTGCGGTAGTGGCAAAAAAAGCTAGTACCTTTTGAAATCCATATAAAAGTGAAGGCCACCCTGAGGTGACCCCTAACTTTTAAGTCGATAGCTTTACCGTTATCAACTTAGTACCTTTGAAATATTACAACTTGTGTAAAGAAGTGTAATAAACATGCAGCATCAAACACCTACCAACAAAATAGGAATGTCATGATTAGTAATAATTCTAGTTTAAGATCTAGTAGTTGTCAACAGGATTTTGTCTTTCTTGATAAATATGTTGATAGCCTGTCCCATGCAGATAAAAAGATAACAAATTACTTACTGGCTTTAACGAATAACTACGATAAAGTAACGGTTTCTCAAAAAAGAATAGCTAAGAAAGTTAAAGTTAGCAGGAAGACTGCAAATGAATCTACAACTAAAATATCTAAGTATGGGTTAGTTACTAAAAAAGATAGAGGATTTGATAAGTCTAAGTATGGTATAAAATTCTCATGTCTTTATGAAGTCTCCCCACAATTCCGTAATCCATTAGTACGTAAAAGATATGCCCACATATTCCCAGCATTAAGATACCAAATAACAATTAATTCAATACAATCTGTCAAAGATAGTCTTTCTTTAAATCATAATTTAATGCAGGATGAAGAGGTTACAGGATTAAGTATTTCTCCTAATTGTTTATTTATAAACAACAACATACTACCTACTGGTATAGAGTACTTACGTAGGAAGTCACTACCTCTTAGAGAGACTAATACTACATATGTAGGTAATACTACTACAATACGTAAGAGCTACGGACAAAAAAAGAGTTTAAAAGTTAATCGAAGTTTACTAATAGAAAAGGTAAGTAATTTGAATAGCATAGTTTACAGTTATCCGGAGTTTAATGAGGAAGCTAAACGACAATTAGCAGTCTTTCCAGATAAGGTACATGTTGAAGCCATGAAGGTAATGGCTGGCAAGGTTGGTTTGGTTAACCCTTTTGGTTACTATCGGAGTGTGTGTATTAAGATATGTCAAAAATACAACATCAGTTATCAACAACCCGATGAAGGGTTGGGTAAACCGTTATTGTCTTTACCTATACGTACAAAACCAACAATACAACAACCAGCCCAACGTAAAGAGACAAAGTACCAACCACTAGCACCGGCACTTCACTATAACTGGACAGAAACAAAAGAGTTTAACGTTAAGAGATTAAATGACTACATTGGTAGCGCAGAGGTAGATGCATATATCTTGGAGTGGGGTAAGAAAGGTAGTGTGTCAGTAAAAGAAAAAATAGATAAGTTTCAAAAGCAGATGAATGACCATAATCAAGAATATATGACTAGAATGTATAAGCATTGCTATAGTAATGGACAATATGACTTGATGAAACTTGCTGAACAAAACCATCCATATCTAAAAGAACTAGGGATTGCTATTCCAGATAATGTACCATCTACAAATATCGAAGATTTAGTTAAAGCAGCTACCCCAAAGAAAGTTAATAACAATTTAGATACCCTTTATGAAATTCTAAAGAAATACGGCACACCAGAACCGGTCAAAAACGAACCAGAATCCATTACACCAAACGAAGAGGACTATGATGAAGTACTTGATTGATATTATCGAAGATCTTTCAACCAATTCGAACGTAGTTCGTTTTATAATTCCCTCAGATCCTATACCTTTGAGTAGACATAAATACTCTGGACACCACATGTATGATCCTCAAAAGAGAGAGAAAAGAGATGTAGGTTACTTCATGTTAAAGACTAAACCAAAGCGTATGCTTGTTGGTTGTATTTTTATGAAGATAACTACATACCATGCCATGCCCATGAAATGGTCACAAGGTAAAAAGGATTTACTTGCTGGTACATTTAGACCAATAAGACCAGACAAGTCCAACCTGTGTAAATTCTATGAAGATGTCATGCAAGATATAGGTGTATTTAGAGATGACGCACAAATTGTAGCATCGTGGGAAGAAAAATTGTATGATGACGGCAACGGATCACGAGTTGAAATATTTTTAAAGGAAATTAGTAATGAAGCAAGGAAAGCTAACACGGGGCAGACCATCTAAAAAATTACAAGCAACCTTTAAGGACTGTTCCTTCTATTACAATATCAAAAACAAGATCAGTCACGTCTTAATCCCAATGGATCTCTTTCATTCTCAGTTTGATAATTATAATGAAGATAATTTGTTTTTTGAACTATTCGAATGGATGGATGAGGTAAATGAAGGATAAAAAGAAAACTATAAAGTTTAAATCTAAACCAGTTCTTTTTGATGCAAAAGAAGGTCAATCTTCTAGAACAGCAGTAATGGATTCACGGGATATACCGCCCAAGACTAACAAGAAAATAGAATCTATAAACAAAGAGTGTACATTTCTAGATTATATGTCGGATAATTCTGGTCGGCTATTCCCAGAAAAGGACTCTTGGAGAGAACGCTTAGTTCATACCATGTTGGAATGGTCACAGGATAAAGATGCTTTGGAAATAGACCAGTTCTGTATTGAATACAAGATACCACGTACAACCTTATACCTATGGCGGGACAAATACCCAGATGTTAAAAAGATTATTGATGAAGTTAAGTTAATCATTGCATCTAGAAGACGTGTATTTTCTATGACTAGAAAGATAGACGGTCATTACGCATATCGTAATCTACACCAATATGACCCTGAACATATCTCTGTTGATAAATACCATGCTTCCTTGAAGAGGGATGAGTCTGGTGAAAAGGAAAAGATTGGTGTTGTATTGCCATGTTATAACTCTTGTTGTGCCAAGGATAAATAATGGGTCTATTCTTTAAAGCTAAGTGCATAGAATGCATGAAGAATAAAGTACGATATAACGATAAATGGAATATCTGTATTGAATGTTATATAGCAAAATCTAATACCCAACATTTAGTTAGCACTCTTCAATTTGGTGGAGATGAAATTAGCCAGAATGAAGGGAATAAGATTGTTACTGAAATATTAAGACGCATTATAGAAAAGGTAGATAAATGAACGATAAATCTAAATGCCCTAGTACGCCTGCAGGCAAACGTGAAGTAATTGAGAAATTATTAGTCTTATGGCAAAAGGTTCCTGATTGGAGACTTGGGCAACTTATATGGAACACATACCAAGGTAGTGATTTCTTTTTTGTAAGAGAAGATCAGTTTCTTAAAGATATACAAAATACTATTGGTGATAGATGAAAAAAGAAGCAGTTAGATGTAATAAATGCAGAGTTATTATAGATCTTACCATACCACACCATATAACTACTTGTGCTTGTGGTGATATGTGTATAGATATTTGTGCTCCTTTTGCTGAAGTATTTAAGATCTATGGTGATGTATCTATTCTATGGTCAGATGAAGATGACGATGATAGTGATGACTGTCCTTGTTGTGATTAGGAAGTAGATGGCTTACTTAACTCCTTTATGCCCTTTAAGGTGTAGATCTAGACAGAATAATATAGATAGGTTTGAGTATCCTGATGAGTTTGATATTGAAGCTGAAGAGTTTGAAGATATCATCTTATTGAACTGTTCTGGCTGTAAAGAGAATCTTGGAGCTAAGTTTAAGGAAGGTAGTAAAGCAGGCAGTGAATATATTAAGCGTATGAGAAGTAAATATGAATAGTTTTGTAAGTTGGCCAATGATCATTCTATTAGTTATTTTTGGTTTAGTTTTCTCATATATAGATCATCAACGAAAATTAGAATTAGTTAGTAAGGGTGCTATCGTATGCATAAAGTGAAGCAAGGGAATAATATGAAGTGGATTAAATCTAGTGAGAGTCTTCCTAAAGAAGGACAAACTGTTATATCAAGCAGTGGATATCTATTACATGTTAAGAATGGTAAATGGACTGATGGTAAGTTTGAGTATTCTGAATCCTTAGTTAAGTATTGGATACCATTACCTGAATTACCAAAGGAATAGTATGAAGTGGATTAGTGTTAAGGATAGATTACCTCAAGAGAGAGATCATTATCTAATCTTTAAGTCATCTAAATGTGAGATTTGTAACCTTTCAATAAAACCTCATGCTCATAGAATGGGATGGCCAACACCTAGAATGTATGTAGCTTGGTTTGATACACAAGATAATACATGGGCTGAATTTGAAGATTGCAATGAAGACCTTATAACTTATTGGATGCCTTTACCTAAAATGCCAAAGCAATAGGTTTCCGATTTTCCGATTTTCCGATTCCCTATATAAAAAAGAAATAGGAAATAATAATGAAGTGTAAGAACAATAGACCTGTCTTGTTTGGACGATATGAACCCAAAGTTGGTGACATTTGGGTCAATACTCGTACCAATGAAACATTTGTTAATGCTAGTTCTGGTGGTATAAGGATCACTGGTAATGAAGGTGGCAATACCTTATCTTTTACATACAATAAAGAAGCTGAACCACCACGTATAACTAATGATAGGTGGACTGTGGATCTAAGAGGGACTATAGATCTAAGAGAGCCTAAGGTAGATACTAAATTATATCCTGTGGAGTAATGTAATGCATAAATCTAAAGATTGTAGTCGCTATCAGTATTTAATAAGCCCTAAGGCTCGTAGACGTTTAGTTTATAAAATAAAAGAAAGAATTCAGTGTCCTGCTCATGATGGTGTAGTAATCCTAAATGATAAATGGGTATTCAATCTAAGAGGGCCAAAGTTGTCTGTTATAAAACTAAGAAAAAGAGATAGAAGATGAATTGGTATCCTGTTAACTATAAAAAGCCTGGGTTTGAAGTTGGTGAATGGAAACCGGGACAATTCTATGTAAAATGGCTAAATAGTCCTGACATAACTCAGCAAGATATAGACTTTGTTCTTAATATGTTGGCCAATAATCCTTCTATGTTAAAGCAGACCCTTGATGGTACTTCTGTTAAAGATAATTCTTCATTTGTTGGTACTCCTTTAGAAGATATTAGATACAGAAATATGCACTACCAGTCAGCTAATCAGGTAATAGATACAAATATTTATCCAATTAAGTAATATTAGTATTGCAATCTTATAATTGTCATGTTATGTCTGTACCTAGAAGTTTACTAATCGAAGCAAAGAAAGAAGAATAATGAACAAAAAATTATCTAAGATCATAGAAAAAGTAGAATTACATGATGGTTACTTAACAACATCTGATCTTGTTCACTATGGAATGTATAAGAATCCAGCTCAAGCATCGTACCTTAGAAACCAAGATAGATTTCCAGACTACGTTAACAAAGTTGGTAATGTTTTCTGTTATGAAAAGCATTCAGTTATAAACTACATCAATGATAATCAGGACTATTTGTTGGAATGTGTCCTTGCTCCTCATGCAGCTGATGGTAAAAGAAGAATCAAATCAGAAGATATAGTAGATCTTACCAAGGTGGCTGCTTTTGAAAATTCTATTTCAGAATTTAAAGCTATATTTGATGAAGAAATTGAAGATTTAAGAAATAAAGTAGTATCCCTTCTCGGTGTTAAAAAAGGTGAATAATGAACGAAATTCAAGACATCCTTTCAAGGATGGAATCTAAAGATGACATGTTATCCTTTAATGATTTAGTTGAGATTGGTCTATATAGAAACAGTAATCATGCTCAACGTATGAAACGTCATGGGTTCATACCATCTCATTGTCCCGGTCTTCCTACATTAGCCTTCAAAAGAGAAGTAGTTACAGACTTCGTAAAGAAGTATTCTACTGTTGTAATCAAGAAGCTTGAGGAAGAAGATAAGAAGTTTGCTCGTAAAGAACAACGTGAACTATTTGGTGCAGATAAGTTTACCAAGGTAGAGCAACTTGTAGATAAGTTCAAAAAAGATCTTGTGGATCTAATGAATGGATAATATGTTTTGGAAAGTTGATAAAGTAAAAGAGTTAGAAAATCTTCTAAAAGCCACTCAAGAAAATTATGAAGACCAAGTTAGGGATCTCAGGAACCAACTAGCAAGTTTGAATCAGGATTATAACCTTGTCAGAGAAGCACAGAGATGTGTTAATGATCAGAATAAGTTTCTTCATAAGGAACTTGAGATAGCCCGTAACTATCATAATATATTGCTTCAAAGATTGGCTGAGATCATTGGTGCATGTGAGCAGGAAGAGGATTAATATGTTTTATAGTTCAAAGTCATGTGATGAGTGTATTAGAAAAGATAAGATTATTAAGGAATTTGAATCCAAGATAGAAGGTCTTAAACAAGACAACTTTATTGCAGTCCACCAACGTGATTTAGATAGCAAAGATGCTTATCATAGAAGAACTATGGATACCAGAGACAATGAATATCTAAAGTCTATTAATAGAAGTCTAGAAGACAGAGTAGATAAATTAGTTAAAACAAATAATGAGTTAACAGATCGTATCTTTAAAGTTATAGATAGTAAGATATCTTCTATAAAAGGTAATTTAATAGTTGGTGAGCCTAGAGATTAATATGAACGATATTCCTTTCAGGGAGTTAACACCTGAACAAGCTGAAAAGATTGATAATGATCATAAACAGAAGTTAAAAGACTTCTTTGAAAAGAGAACATTAAGGTTCAAGTATTTAAGTTTTAAGGATAATGATGAAAATAATAGAAGCGTTAAAGAAGATGAAGGATCTGTCCAAGAAGGCAGATGATATTAAAGCTAAGATAGCTAAGTATTGTGCAGATTTAGATTGTGAAACACCAATATATCCTGATCAACGTGGTCAAGTATCAGAATGGTTGCAATCTCATGGTGATATTGTTAAAGAAATATTAATGTTACGTTATAGAGTCCAAAAGACTAACGTTAATACTCAGGTTACAATGAGACTTGGTGATAAGAATGTTACAAAGTCTATTGCTGAGTGGATTCATAGACGTAAGGACTTGGCTAATATGGAACAGTCTTGTTGGAAACAACTAACTGACCGTAATTTACAAGAAACATATAAGACACAGCCAACTCCTAACTCACCAGAGAACTTCATCAAAAGACGTTTGTACTTTGACCCTAAAGAACGTGATGTTAAAATTGAATTATTCAGATCTGAACCAAGTACAATTGACGGTATATTAGAAACTGTTAACAGTACTACAGATTTGATGGAATAAACTAGCTCCCGAGTTCGCAGACGTACGTTAGGATTAAATAGAACATCTAACTAATGTTCAGCTTGGGATGAAATTTTGGGGATGTAGTTCAACTGGCGGAACACTAGTTTTGCAAACTAGAGGTAATTGGTTCGAGTCCAATCATCTCCACCAATTGAAATTTATGATGGGTAATTGCTTAGCGGCAGTTCGATACTGTGAATACTAAGTGTCCGAGAGGATGGCCTGTCACCATAAGCTAAAGGTGTATATAATCTGAAGCGGGATGAGAATTAAAAAACGTTACCAACAGAAAGTATACGCCTCGTTTTAATAATTTACTTTCTGGGCTTAGTTTTTGGATTTAAATTTTAACTAAGCCCTTAGATCTTTGAAAAGATTAAGACTTCTGACAAACGAACATAAAAATGATTAAATATGACGTTTAAGACTACGATAATTCTTAAAACCGCCATTAGCTCAATTTGGTTAGAGCGATCGACTTGTAATCGATAGGTTGTGGGTTCGACTCCTGCATGGTAAACCGCCGTAATAGGCAATGGATTTAGGATCCATGGACGAAAGTCCCAAAAATATCAAGATAGTAAGTATCAAGTTTTAAGATATTAAGTTTTATGCTGATTAAGGTTTACGTTTCAAGTTTAAAGTTAGTAACTCAATATTACATATTGGGAATGACCTAGGGTTAGTTATTTTTCATATTAGATTCAGATCTTCCTAGGGTTCTCGTTTGGGCAGAAGTTTAAAAATAATGGTGAAGGTAGTTCAGAAAGAAGAACGCCTGACTGTGAATCAGGTCGTCGTTGGTGCAAGTCCAACCCTTCACACCATATAAGTTATGCTGGGATGGCTGAGTGGCTTAAAGCACCTGCCTTGTAAGCAGGAGGTCATAGGTTCGAATCCTATTCTCAGCTCCAAAGTATGGTCACTGTAACTCAATTGTAGAGAATAAGCTTAGGCTTATTGGATGTGAGGACGAGACTCACCAGTGGCCGCTAGATTGTGCGGGAATAACTCAATTGGCAGAGTGCGGGGCTTCCAACCTCGATATTCGAGTTCGATTCTCGATTCCCGCTCCAGGTTATTCCTAAGTAGCTCAAAGGCAGAGCAAACTCCTGTTAAGGGTGAGGTTGTTGGTTCGAATCCAGCCTTAGGAGCCAGGTTATTACTAGGTAGTTCAATTGGCAGAACGTTGGAATTTGGATCCAAAGGTTGGTGGTTCGATTCCATCCCTAGTAGCCATTTGAAATTTATGGAGAGGTGGGTGAGGGGCTGAAACCGTTGCTTTGCTAAAGCAATTATCTTCGGATACGCAGGTTCGAATCCTGTTCTCTCCTCCAAGTTGTGGAAAGTTGGGTGAGTGGCTTAAACCGATAGTCTTGAAAACTATTACACTTCGGTGTCGTGGGTTCGAATCCTACACTTTCCTCCATTGAAATTATGGGTAAGTGGCCGAGCAGCAAAGGCGGCGGATTGCAACCCCGCTGGCGAAAGCCTTCGCAGGTGCGAGTCCTGTCTTATCCTCCATTGAAATTTTTAGGCTAGATGCCTGAGTAGACAAAAGGGGCTGGCTGTAACCCAGTTGCTTCGAGCTTCCTAGGTGCAAATCCTAGTCTAGCCACCATGACCCTGTCATCTAATGGTTAGGATACCTGGCTTTCTACCAGATAATGTGGGTTCGATTCCCGCCAGGGTTGCCAAATTTATGGTCATATCGTCTAGAGGCCTAGGATGTTAGATTGTCGATCTAAGGACATGGGTTCGACTCCCATTATGACCGCCAGATCCTTGATGTTGTAATTGGTAGCATGAAAGTCTCCAAAACTTTAGGTTGTGGTTCGAGTCCACATCGGGGAGCCAAAATATTACAGTGGAGTAGAGCAGCGGTAGCTCGTTGGTCTCATAAGCCAAAGGTCACTGGTTCGATTCCAGTCTCCACTACCAATTAGTGCTATGTAGCTCAATGGAAGAGCAGTCGGCTCATAACCGTCAGGCCGTTGGTTCGATTCCAACCATAGCGACCAGGTATAATATTCCTGGATAGCTCAATTGGCAGAGCATACGCTCGATAAGCGTGAGGTTGTTAGTTCGAGTCTAACTCCAGGAACCAAATTGAAAGGAAAAAAGGAATGAGTAATAAAGATTTAATAGATCAATTAGCAGATGCAGTTGAAGCAAAAGGTGGAATAGGTGAATTCTCTAAAAAGTCTGGAATAAAAAGACAGACTCTCTACAAACTGTTCAAGTTTAAAAACCCAACACTAAAAACTATACGTATCATGATGAATGCTATGGATGATATGAAATTAGTTCTAATCCCATTAGGTGAAAAATGATAATAGTATATTTGTCAGCATTTTGTTTGGGTTATCTATTCCATAAGTATTATCAAAAGACCAAACTGACCATTATAATGTACAGGAAGCGTAAAAAGTACTTTGATGCCATGTGTGAAACTCTTAAAGATCGTGAGTGGACACAACAATGGTACAAGGATAATCCTATCATCATAAAAGATGAGTCTGATATAGATGCTAAAATATTCAACTTACACTGGTTACAAAAACATCCAGAAGAAGCTTCATATCATAAAATGCCTTACCTTCATGAATTAAAACGTGATGCTAAGTTATGTAGTCCAAGATGTAGTGAGGAAAGACCATGTTAGTAGAAATATTATTGGTTATATTAGCTCTAATATTAATACCTTTTATTGTTAAATGGGTATTTGCGGGTATATTCTTGGCTCTAATTTTACTTTTTGTACTTGGTTTGGTGTTTATATGCCCATTAGTTCTATTAGTTGCAGCTCCCATATTTCTTGTTATGTGGATAATAGATAGGTATTTATAATGGCTTTTTTTAACAATAACATACTATTGTTTCATCACAGGAATAGGTTGGCCAAAATGTTTGAAGAACAACAGGCCAAAAATAAAGAATCTAGAATAGATGTAACTTATAGACGTCCTTATGAATACACACCAAAAATAGTTCATTCTGATTCTAATACTTTCCAATATTGTGCATATGAAGAATGTACATATACAGGTTGCAATAATCGAAGTGTCTCCAATTTGTAGACAGACCAATTCAGTTGTCGACAAAATGGAAGTAACTCAATAGTATCATCTTAAAAAAGGATGTAATGAACGCTGAGAACCAAATATGTTTGGATAAGTTCCAACCTCGCTCATATCAAATTCCTATTTGTCAGGCTTTTGAAGAAAAAGGTTATAAAAAGCTAATTATTACGCTCCCAAGACGTGCAGGTAAGGATATTGTTGCCTTTAATCTGCTTATTAGAGCTGCTTTACGTAGAGTAGGAATATATTATTACTTACTACCTGATGCAGTTCAAGCTAGGCGCGTAATGTTCGACGGTAAAACCAATTCTGGTGAACGTATAATCGATTATATTCCTCCACAACTTATAAAAGCTATCAATATTCAGCAAATGAAGATTATTTTAACTAATGAGTCTATTATTCAGTTTGTTGGTAGTGAACGTTATGACTCACTTCGTGGTACAAACCCTGTTGGTTGTGTATTTTCTGAAGCAGCATACTCCCATCCTCAAGCATATCCTACATTGTCGGCTATTTTGTTGGCCAATGATGGGTGGGTAATATTTGTATCTACACCTTTTGGGGAGAATCATTTCTATAAACTATTTGAAGTAGCTAAACATAATCCACAAACATGGTTCTCATACTTCCTTACTGTTGATGAAACTAAGCACGTAACACGCGCACAGATAGATGCAGAAATAGCAGCCGGTGTTATAAGTCCAGACATGGCGGAACAGGAATATTATTGTTCATTTTCTATTGGTGCTGTTGGTGCATATTATGCTAAGTATCTCAATAGAATGGAACTTAATAGTCAGATAGGTAAAGTAGATTGGGAACCAAACTATCCAGTAAATTCAAGTTGGGATTTAGGCCTCAGGGATCAAACCTGCATTTTACTATTTCAACTTGTAGGACGACAGATCAACATTATAGATATGTATCAAAATTCAGATGTTGGTTTAGAACATTATATTAATTACCTACAAACAAAACCATATACGTGGGGTAAGCATATTGCGCCACATGACATTAAGGTTAGAGAATTCACATCGGGCGGTATATCAAGAATCGACAAGGCTGCTCAGCTTGGTTTTAGGTTTATGGTTGCTCCAAATTTAACAATTATTGATGGTATTGAGTCTGTACGTACCGCATTACCTAGAATCTATATAGATAATCAAAAATGTAGACCTCTTATTGAAGCTTTAAGGAACTATCGTAAAGAGTTTGATCCAGCTACTAAGATGTATAGGCAAAAGCCGTTACATGATATGAACTCACACGTTGCAGATGCTCTTAGAATGATGTGTACATATTTGCCTAAGTTGCATACAACTAACTCTAGTCCAGAAGAGCTTGATAGAAGGTATCGTGAAGCTATGTTTGGTGAAAAGTTTCCAGGTATATTTAGTGGTGATTATGATACCCCTGGAAGTAATTGGTAAAGGAAGTAATGATAGATCATGTAGAAAAAGAGCTTAATGAATTAGAGCAGAAGTTAAGGATGTCTTTGTCTCAGTTTCATATGGGTCTAGAATTTGAACTTGATGGTAAAAAGTATAACTTTTATCAGCCTTCAAACAAAGAAGAAGTAATAGAGCAATACATTTTAAAAGAAGAGTTTATTAGAAAAGTTAAGGAAAGATTTAAACCAGATTTGGTTCTATATCATGCAACTTATGATACAGAAACTGTGGATCCTGATGAATTAGATGCTCATGAATATATATTAAAGGATTTTTATCATTTTAAGTTTGCTATAGGTTACAGTTCTCCTAAACCGGATAAGATTGTATCGAATTTATATCTTGTAGATCCGAACTCTTTACAAACTAATGTAGTAGATAGAGATATAGGTGATTGTCCTTGTTGGTTTGAAGAAAAGTTTCCTGGACTATTTGATCAAGGTGGGAAATTAGGTGTATTTGCTTTAAGAGAATGTGATAAAAAGTGTAGAGATTGAAATGACAAACATAGATTTATTGAAAAGAATTAAAAAATTAAAAGTTAAAGAACTTAAAGAAGTAGCCGTTAAGTTAAGTGCTATTGAAGATATAAATCGTAAAAAGTTTGAATTAGAATGGAAGGCTTCTAAAGAACCATATTTAGTACCTTATCCTTGGCTTACTTTGACTGATCTTGAAAGGGCTATAGATCGTTGTATTTTTCATTTTACTGGTAATTGTCTTGAAACTCCTCAACGTTTTGAATGCGGTTGTGGTTGTTTATGTACTAATTGTGAAGTTATTCCAACTCATCCAATAGCTATAATGATGCGTAAAATGGCTGATGAAGTTACAGAAGATATAGAAATCATGCCTTGGAGGGACTAGTGTTAAAAAAGATTAGTGATTGGATAAAGAGTAAGCAGATAGATACCATTCCAATTCAAACCCCAACGTTTAAAACCACTCAGGAAGATCCTAGATCAATTCAGCAACAAAAAGATATAAAGGCCTGGTTTGATGCCCAACAGCAAGAAATGGATGCTATAGGACTAAAATTACATGAGGGTGACTGCGATATAATAAATTGTACTAAAGAACCATGTTTTATCAGGGAACCGGACAAGATCGTTGGCAAGCCATATCTTGTTGATAAGAAGACTGGTAAAAGACTATAAACTAAAATCCCACTACAAACACCCCGTAGTGGGAAAAATTATGCGACATTAAACTTAAGGCTTAATATTGCAACTCAATTTTAACAAACTCTTGATATTGCTACAAGTTAATTCTAGAGTGTGGGAAAAGTCAGATCTAACTAAAAAAGGTAGAGGAGACGACAATTTTATTCCCACAATTAGGGCCATCCTATTATGACGAAAAACATAAGGGAATCCTGGCTAGGATGGAAGCGTTCTATGCCGAATCAATAACTATTAATCAATCTTTTTGGGGAGAAGCTGATACAGATACTCGTTTCGAATCTGGTGATCAAACACTTTGGAATGATATGTATGGTAATCTTCCCGCTAATCGTCGTCGTCAGTTCAATTTCAACAGAATAAGGCGGGTTGTAAATGTAATCGATGGTCATCAAAGACGTAATCGTAAGTCTACTATCGTTATACCTATTGAAAATGGTGATAATGAAACAGCTGATCAATTCACAAAAGTTCTAATGTGGATAGCTAGACAGGAAGGCGTACTTGAAACTATATCTGATGCTTTTCATGGTGCTCTTGTAACAGGAATGAATCTATTACAAGTATGGATAGATTACAGAAACGATCCAATATCAGGAAATATAAGGGTAGATAACTGCTCTTATAACTCCTTTTTGATTGATCCTTACTTTAGAAAGGCTGATCTTTCAGATTGTAATGCTATATGGAAAAGATCCTTCTTAACGAAACGTGAGTGTATATCACTCATGCCTGAAAACTCTGAAGAAATATTAGGTCTTGTTGGTAATGATTATGGTAATGCTAAGGATGGAAAGTTCCAATTCATGCCAGAGTCCTACCATTATGGATATAAAAATTTATTAACCTATGACGAGTTCTACTATAGAGATTTTAGATCACAAAAAATGTTAGTTGATTCCCAAACCGGTGAATCAATGGAATGGAAGAGTAATGATGAAGCAGCTCTACAGTTATTTTTAAGAACATATCCCCAGGTTACTGTTATTGAATCTGAAATACCTACGGTAAGACTCGCAATAGTAATTCAAGGAAAGGTCTTCTACGATGGTCCATTACCTTCTGGACTGGATACATATCCTTTTGTGCCCGTCTTCGCTTATTATAATCCACAAATGCCCTACTTCCCACAGAGAGTTCAAGGCGTGGTGCGTGGTATGCGCGATGCTCAGTACCTTTACAATAGACGAAAGATTATTGAGCTCGATATCCTCGAATCTCAAATCAATTCAGGCTTTATTTATAAGGAAAGCGCGCTCGTTAATCCTAAAGATGTCTTCCTCTCAGGTCAGGGAAGGGGATTGGCTCTAAAAGATGAAGCTCAAATGTCCGATATTATTGTGCTTCCATCTCCAAGGTTAGATCCAAGCATTATAGAACTATCTAAGATTCTAGGTGATGAACTTAATCAAATAGCAGGTACCAATGAAGAACTTATTGGTAGTGCAACTGATGAGAAAGCCGGAATCTTAAGTATGTTAAGGCAAGGTGCCGGTTTAACAACATTACAAATATTATTTGATCAATTGGATCATGCTCAGAAATTGTTGGGCAAGTTAATGATTGATCTAGTTCAAATGAATTATACACCTGGAAAGATTCAAAACATTCTTGAAGGTGAAAAACCAGCAGATCTATTCTATAACAAGGCTTTTGGTAAATACCATGCAGCTGTAGAAGAAGGTCTTAATACAACTACACAAAGACAAATGCAACTTGCACAGATGTTACAACTTAGAGAGGCTGGCGTACCTATAAGCAATTCTGATCTTCTGGAAGCAAGTACTTTCCAAAATAAGAAAATCATCATTGAGAACATGCAAAAAGAACAACAACAAATGCAACAACAACAACAGCAACAGCAACAAGTTCAAATGCAAGAAATCATGTCTAAAATCAATCTGGCAAATGCTAGAGCTGAGGCGGACATTGGATTACGACATGAACGTGATGCTAGGGTACAGTCTGATACTGCGTTAGCAATACAGAAACTTCATGAAGCTAATAAGAATGATGAACAAGCTACCTTAGAAAAAGTAAAAATAATTAAGGAGCTTGAAGATATGGATCTTGGACATATTGAGAGATTACTCGCTATGGCCAATATGATCAAAGCTCAGGAGCAACCTGAAAAGGTTGATGCTAGCTTAAAGCCAGTTGATAAGAATATTAAACAACAGAGTGGTTCTGTTGGTAGATAGAGGAATGAAACCTTGCTATCAGTTCGGGACAAAACGTCACGCACTCAAAGTGGGACAAAACGTCACGAGTTGAAAAGCAGTTTCTACATAGGAGCCGAATATGGCAAAGAGATACCATGGCAAAGATCTAGGAGATTATTCTTCTGGTCTTGCCGCTAGAAATAGAATGGAATCTGAACACGGAGGAATGATTAGAGAAAATCATTCTGCAATAGCTAATTTACCTCAGGAAGTAATGATTAAACCTTACCCTGAAACTGGTCCTTACATGCCAGAAAATCTTGATGACACAATCCGTGGTGCAGATCATCAAATAGATGTGTTGGATGATGGTGTTAGACGTAGACATAATGTACCTAAAAAGGTGTAAGATGCCTACAGCTCCAAGGCCAAATAAAAAGACAAAAAAGATTTTATATTCCATTTTAGGTATACCGGCCAACTTGGCCCATAAACCTAGTAAGAAAGAGAAATATATTAATTCTGTTTTGCTGCCACAAGAGACCTTTAGAGTGAGATAGTACGCTTCGATACGAGGTGGGTCGCTTATAAATTCCTTCCCACCTCGTTTTAAGGAGATATATGAAAGTTAAAAATGTTGGACGCTACGGAACTATGTCTAATGCTTTTTTTGAAGCAATTGACCCTCGTAGACGTCAAGAAGTTCATGATGCATATATGGTAAGAGAAGATCATAAAGCTATGGCCAACCTTCCAAGACAGGCAATACATCATGAATATGATGAAGATAAGTTTAAGTTTGATGGTTATACAGCTGGTTCGCCAGACTGGGAACATAATGAAATCGGTTTTATTAGAAAAGTAGGTGCCAAATGAAAAAGTGCGCAAAATGCGGAAAAATGCATATGGGGAAATGTAAATGAAACATAAAAAAATGAAAAAGCATAAGGCTAAAGAATCGCCTAAGGCTGAGAAAAAGATAAAAAAAGTAATGCATGAAATGAAAGAAGGTAAGTTACATAGTGGTTCAAAAAAAGGGCCAGTAGTAACAAACCCTAAACAAGGAATTGCGATTGCTCTTTCTGAAGCTAGAAAGAAAGGTCTTAAAGTTCCTAAAAAGAAAAAAAAATAATTCGTTACTTGCTCATGTTGGGAGGGTGCCGACCTTACACCCTCTTTTTCTTAAAAAAGGAAATAGTATGGAATTTACCGATTATTTATTGATGGGTCTATTTATCATGTTATCAATACTGGTCTATAAAACATGGTAAAAAAGCCAACAGTTGGAAAAGTTGCTACCGATCTTATGCAAAAAGATCCTGGCAAAGTGAGAGTTATTGAACAGGCCCAAGCCATGAAGTCAGAATTCATGCCAAATCTATTCAAGGCAATTGATTCAGGATGTGCTACATTACAGGGTAATTTTTTCGTAGAAGTTAACTCCAAGAATGAAAGATTATTACCTAATGTGCATCGTGATTATTTTGCTCCTCTTGTATCGTGCCCTTCTCCCAATTACGATCAGTCTGTATTCAGATATAACCGTGAAAAAGGGCAGATAGAATACCTTTGGACATTACCCAGCAAAGATGTAGCTGAAATGATGATCGAGAATGCTGACGAAATTCTAAAACAACCTGCATGGACAGGTGAAATAGAACTATTACGTTTTGTGGTTATGCACAATAACGGCACACTCTTCAAAATGATGAAGTCTTATAACAAAGAAAAATTAGAAACCCCAGAACTCATAACAACCTAAAAAAAGGAACAGTATGATAGATGAAAAATATGAAGTACACCCAGAAATTGCTAGAGAGTTTCCACCAGACAATCCTCCAATGCCCGATGTAGCGCCAGTAGAAAAAACCGCGCCAAAAGCGCCTCAGCAATTAATGCAGCCAGAGCAAGAAGCGCCTCAAGTTGAGGAAAGCGCGCCTGAAGCGCCTCAGTTTAGCCCTGAAACAGTTAAAAGCTGGAGAGATCTAAGGTTAGCTAGAGAAAGAGCTGAGAAGGAACGTGATGATGCATTACGTTTACTTCAAATGCAACAATCACAACAAAAACAAGTTATACAGGAAGATCTTGATTTAGACATAGACCTTGATGATGAATCATATGTGCCTGCTAAGAAGATGAAGGCCTACGGTCAAAAGATTAGACAACTTGAAGAACAGATACTGTCCAGTCAAAGACAGAATCATGCCGAGTCGGCCCGACTTAGACTTAAAAATAAATATCCTGATTTTGAAGCAGTAGTTAATCCAGATACTTTAGAAATGTTAAGTGTTCTACAACCAGAAGTAACAAGATTATTGGATAATAACCCTGATCTTTATGCTGGTGGTATAACTGCCTATACAATGATAAAGAATATGAATATTCAACCTAAAGAAATGTATAGGGAAGATATTCAAAGGATTCAGAAAAATGCTACCAAGCCCAAACCATCTGTCAGCATAAATCCTCAAAAAGGTGAAAGTCCTTTATCAGCAGCTAATGCTTTCTCACAAGGCTTAACTGATGAATTGAGAACACAGTTATTGAAGGAAATGAATGATGCTAGACGAGGATATTGATTTTAAATATTTAACGTATTAGTATCTTAACATATTCTTTTTGTACGGCGGTATGAGCTCCTTTTTTTAATGTTTATACATATCTTTCTTCTAAATCTCATAGTTTATCATTGAAAATCATGCCGCCGCCTAAAATTCAAGCCTCCATTTTTCTTCTTTTTTGATTGCCTAAGGTACACTCTTCCTTAGGCTTTCTTGATTTACATAAATATTATATGTATATCTGGTGGTAGCGAAACCCGAGGAGTCGCTCCCCTCAACAAATTCGAACGAAAACGAGACGTCGTTCACCTCACAAAAAAAGGACGAAAAAGCACAGTTTTAAGACTCGTCCCCTTAAGGTAATTAATATATTTAATTAACTTTAGGAGGATCGATATGGCAATAACAACCACATCGACTCTACCTGCGCCTATTCAGGCCAGTTTCAGTTATAAATTACTTTCTGTGCCTGTTCCTAACTTCATCCATAAAATTCCAGCGATGAAGAAAAATATGCCAAGAAATGGTGGAACAACGCTCAGGATGCGAAGATACAACCCATTAAATACAGCTATGGTTCCATTGGGAAATACTGGGGTTACACCTCCAGCTCAAAACCTTACTGCTTTGGATATCGACGCAAAAATATCATTCTATGGAACATACGTTCAGTTAAATGAACAAGTTACCCTACAAAACCAGGATCCAGTTCTAAACGAAGCAGCGGCACGTCTTGGTGTCTCTCTGCGACAAACTGAAGATCAACTTACACGTGATATGTTAGCTGCTACAGCTGCTTTCATTAACTGTACAGGTGGTGTGAATGGTGACGTTCCTACAGAAATTACACGTTCAGACGTAGACGGTATTATTGCTACTTTGGCAAATAACAACGCCTACACAATCATGGATAACATTGAAGGTAAAGATAAATTTGCGACATCACCTATAAGGGATGCGTACTTTGCTCTTACTTCAACTCAACTTATCGGAAACCTTGAAGCTGTTGACGGCTTCGTTGCAAAGGCACAATACGCAGTACAAGAAGGTCTAAGATCAGAATGGGGCGCAATATCCAACCTTCGCTTCTTGCTTTCAAGCATTGGCAGCGTATCTCCGAATGCTTCGTCATTGGGAAATAACGTATTCAATATCTTCTGTGTAGGTATGGAAGCTTATGCATGTATTGAACAAGATGGATATTCTGCATCCTTTATATATAGACCTCCAATCTATGATGGCCCTCTAGCTCTTAATGCGTCTGTTGGTTATAAATTCGCTCAAGTTCCAAGAATCACTAACGATCTTTGGGTCTTGAATCTAAGATGCACAAAAGCTTAAGGAGGTAACATGGACGGAACTATATTAAGCCAAGGAACTTTTGTTGCTAACTCAACAAACCTAGCCAACCCAAATCCAGGTGTTGCCTCTATTGCACAAGCAAATGCCCAAATCATTGTAATACCTTCTAATGCTGACTTCGTAAAAGTGTATAACTACACAAGATATGGAACAGTTGGTACAACAGGTGCTTATTTCAATGGTGTAGCCAATGCTTCAGTAGGTGTAGAATTCTACTGGCAAAGAGGTATGGCACCAGGAACAGGTATTGTTAAATACTATGGTGCAGCTTCTCAGGTACTTGATGGTGACACATTAGTATCAGGTGGTTTCACACTTTATGATCCATCAGGACAATCTCAAGGCGCATTACCATTACTTGGAAATGCAATTGCAACTACAGCTTCAACTAACGTAGTAAGACCAGTTGTTTCTACAGGAAATACAGCCGGTGTTATTGTTGGTTCAGTTGTTAGATTAAGCAACACGGCCCAAACAGATATCAATGGTATTGATTTTGTAGTTGGTGCAGTTACAGCAAATACAAGCTTCACACTATTAACAGCTTCTAACCCGCTAGCTAATGCTCCTGGAGCAATTGGTGGTGCAGGGTTCTACAGACTTGTTAATACAGATGGATTGTATTATCCAAGACGCAGATGGGTAGTTAATATAACTCAAGCAGTTAATGCTCAAGTTTCTACCTCAGTTGCTCATGGATATGTAGCTGGTCAGGCTATTAGATTTAATATCCCTGCTGTTTCAGGAATGATTCAATTGAACTCAACCCCTGAAAATAACTATATGACAGCCACTGTTCTTACTGTTGTTGATGCTTACAATTTCACAATAAACATAAATACTACAGCATTCACAGCATTCACATGGCCAACTATAGCTCAGCAACCAAGTTCGTTCCCTATTGTTGATCCTGTAGGTGAAGATTCTGCTACAGCGCTAATGTCGCTTCAGCCTCAAACACCTATGTATAACGGTCAGCAAATCTATAACACAAATACTGGAGTTTTCTCAGATGCCACAATAAATACTGGTTTCTTGGGAATGATTCTTGGTAATGGTGGAAATGGAAACGCATTAGGTACACCAATCATAGGCCCTTCAGGTGCCTTAGCTTGGTCAGCTGGTAACGTTGCAACAGGTGATGTTGTTTACTGGGTAGCTGGTAAATCAACATTAGGTGGACTCTAATAACGTAAATGCATATTGCGGGAGAGTTAGTTTGACCCCTCTCCCGCTTTCTTAAGAAAGGAAAGTATGTCAGTAGCGCAAAATTTAACTCCGGCAAAACCTGTAAGAAAAGGGATAACAGCCGCTGAGTATCAGAAGATGAAAGAAAAAGATCGTGAGTTAGTGAAGGGTAAGTTTATTTTCCATGAATGCCCAGGTGGATCAGTAAGTTTCAACTTTAAAGCCTATAAAGGTGAAGAAATTGAACGTTATGACTTGGTAGATGGTCAGATCTATACCATACCATTGGGTGTGGCTCGACATCTTAATAAGAATTGTTGGTATCCAGAATATGAATACATCAAGACTGAAAGAACAGCTTTGGCTTCATTTCAGCCCGATGCCGCAATTATGAGAGCATGCAGAAAAGTTAGACGTATGAGCTTCCAAAGTCTGGAGTTCGTAGACATTGATGATTTGACTCCAACATCAGGAATCGTAGCAGTAGAAAGAGTTTCATCAGCTAACACAGGACTTCACTTACCTATGTAGGATAGAAATATGGCAATATTGGCCCTCCCAATTCCTGTCTTTATTCCTGCGATGAGAACTATTTTAAGTATAACCAACGCCCCACAAGCGTTGGTTACTACTTCCCTGGATGGAGTTAATCCAGGACCACATGGTTACATTGATGGATTAATAATAAGAATTGATATGGCACCTGGTTATACAATGCAACAAATTAACCAGCAATTTGCACCTATAACAATAGTTGATGCCAACTCATATTTAATAAGTATCGATACATCACTTTATGAAGTGTTTTCGGCACCAATTAATTGGCCACTAACTGCACAATATTGTCAAAGCGTACCCATAGCGGAATTAAATAGCATGATCACGGGAGCCGTGCAAAACCAGTTACCTGTTGAATAAAAAGATTAGGAGAGAGTATGCCAGCAACACTTGCAGATATAGAAAGAAAGGTTAGACTGTTAGCCCGGGTACCTTCCATTGCTCAACTGTCACAGGCTGACCTTGATAACTATATTAATACCTTTATTCTTTATGATTTCCCTGAACATCTAAGGACATTTAACCTTAGACGTCCTTTTACGTTCTACACCAACCCTGGACAAGATGTTTATGATACAAATATAAATGCCTTTGCCGGAGCAGTAGATAACGTTTTATATAACTTTCAGAACTTAAATATAACTGTCCATGAGCCCATATTTATTGCTGGATTTCCAGCCCTATACTCACAGGATAGACAACAATTCTTTGGTATATATCCAATAATAAATAGTATCGCCTCTATAGGTGTAACGGGTAATGGAACAGCTGGGCCTTTTGTAGGGGTTGTAAATTCTCAACAAGCAATAGTTCCACCAGGATTCACACAAAATATAGGTCTATTGCAAAGAAATGTTCTATTTACTGCTATTGGAACAGCAGGAGTTGGACAGGAACAAGGTATGGCTCTACAGGATATTCCTATAGTAGATGCCGGTACAGGTTACAAACTAAACATGGGTAATCTATACGATCCAAATACAGCTGCTTATAGAGATGCATTAGTAAACCCACCAACAATAGTGGATCCAAATAACAATATAAATTACCTTACTGGTGTCTTTACTATTAATTTTCCACTAGCAACTGTTGCAGGTACACCAATAAATAGCCAAACAGTTCCTCAGCAGTATGCATTGCCACAGTCACTTTTATATCATAACAACCAATTCACAGTTAGACCGGTACCGGATCAATCTTATGCAATCAATATAGAAGTTTATGCAAGGCCAACTGCCCTATTGGCTGCTGGAGATATACCAGAATTGGAAGAGTACTGGCAATACATTGCTTATGGTGCAGCAATCAAAGTACTACAGGACAAAATGGATCTTGATTCAGTTACATTGATTATGCCTGAATTCAAGGAACAACAAAGGTTATGTAATCGTAGAACTATAGTTCAATATACAGGTGAGCGCACAGCTACCATATATACCGAAAATAATAATGGTTCCGGTAATTGGACATGGGGTTTTGGAAGTGGATTATTATAAAGGAGAGTAGATGCCATATCAATATAATATACCGTTAGCAGCGGACCGTTTATCACAGTCACAAGCTGATATTAATGGCAATTTCTTGGTATTAGGTGCCTTGGGTGGTATTCCAGGTGTTAACAATAGTTCTGGGATAAACTTGGTGCCTGGTGCAGGATTCAATTATGTATTTTTTACAGCAGGAGGAAATCCTCCAACTGCTACGTTTGGAACCTCTAATGCTTTTTATTCTAGTTTGTTTAATTATGGTGGCGGAACACCTCAAAATGAAGTATTTGTAAACAAGCAGAATCAAGTTACACAAGTTCAGATACCTTTTACAGCTTCATCTTTAAGTACAGTATCTGCTCCTGCTATTAATGCTTCTGGATGGAATTTATCTCCTTCTGGAATATTAACTAAATGGGGATATAAAACTAATGCTGGTCCTTTATGGATTGAAGGTAACAATACAGTAACTTATCCAGTTGGTGGAGGAATACCAGCATTTGCAGGAATTCCTTCTAATGTGCAAGTTACTTTATCCAAGGTAGGTGCAGCAGCTTTAAATGCTACTATTTCAGCTAATTTAGATGCCAATAATACAACTTTTACATTAAATATTGCCCGTATAAATGCAGCAGTAGCAGTTAATTTAGGCGGGGTAGCTATATATTGGATGGTAACTGGAAGAGGGGTATAACATGCCATTCGATCGTTTTCTTGTTGGTCCTATTAATTCGGGTTTACAAAGAGATCTAAAACCTTTTTTAATACCAGACGACGCCTTTACAGAACTACAGAATTGTTATGTATTCCGTGGAAGAGTTAGAAAACGTTTCGGTTCTATTTGGATGGGTGAAGGTAATCAATCTTTAACTCGTTTAAGAGTTCAAATAGGCACTGCTGATGGTGCAGGTAATTTAGCATTTACTAACTTACCAGGAAATGTTCTTAATGAAGGATCTATGTTTTCAGCAGCAGGTATTTTCTTCAATGTTATAAATGTTCCTATAGTAGTTGGAAACGCAGATACTTTATCTACTGATCAAGGTCCAGGTGGTCCAGCTGTAGGAACAGTTAGATTAAATTCTGTTGCTCCAAATGTTTACCAGTTTAGAATCGCTGGTGGTCAAGCTGCAATAGCAGGTGCTCCAGTTTACTGGTATCCAGCTCTTCCTGTAATGGGAATAACACAATATGAGACAGGTTCAATAAATAATCATCCTACTTATGCCTTTGATCAACAATTTGCTTATGTATATTCAGCAGGATGGGCAAGGTCAGGTACAGCCATTTGGCACGGTGATAATACTAAATACTTCTGGGCAACCAACTGGCAAAGTGTATCGGGTACAGTTGTTTTATATGTTTCTAATTTTAATTTCACTTTAGGTGCAGGTGCTCCAGCAGCTACTGATGATCCAATATGGTACATGACTCCTGCAAATACATGGGTAGCCATGTTAGGTTCCTCAGTAAATGGAATATTCTTTCTACCTGGTAATGGTGGCGTGCGTGAACAGACTCCATTTGTACAAACAGCATTAATTATACTTCCATTTAAAGATAGGTTGGTTCTGCTTAGTACCGTTGAAAATAACAACTCTGCTACAACTGGTAATGGTACGGCCACTGCTTACCCTCAAAGATGTAGATATTCATTTAATGGTTCTCCATTAGCAAGAAATGCATGGTACGAACAAAATAATGTAGATTCTACAGGAAGTGCGGCAGCAGGTGGAGGATTCATAGATGCTGCTACAGATGAACAAATTATAAGTGCAGGTTTCATAAAAGACAGATTAATAGTTTACTTTGAAAGATCCACTTGGGAACTTGCTTATACAGGTAACGAAGTCTTACCTTTTGTGTGGCAAAAACTTAATAATGAACTAGGATCCCAAGGTACATTTAGTTTAGTGCCTTTCGATAAAGAGTTACTTGTAACTGGAAATACCGGAATTCATAGTTGCAATGGCTCAAACGTGAGCCGGATAGACCAAAAAATACCAGACGAAATATTTAACGATTTCAAAACTTCAGATAATGCCACATTGAGAATATCTGGTATAAGAGATTATTTTACAGAACTTGTTTACTGGGTATTTGAAGATACTTCTTTAACAGATGATCAAAACTGGGCAAACCAAATCTTAGTTTATAACTATAAGACTGGATCATGGGCCCTCTTTGATGATTGCTATACTACATTTGGTTATTTTGAACAGACTCAAGATATGACTTGGGCCAGTTCTTTCCCTTTAACTTGGGCAGAAGCTACATTTGCTTGGAACGATAATATAGCTCAAGCAAATAAGAGACAAATTCTTGCTGGAACCCCAGAAGGTTTTGTAGTTATAGTTGCTCCAGATGTTGCTAGGAATGCTCCTGCAATGCAAATAACCAATATAACCTACGATGGTACTGGAATATTAATTTTAACTATTATAGACCACAACTTTACTGCTAACCCAACCAACTTAGACGAAACAGATTACATACTAACAGAAAACATAATTGCTGATGATCCTACTGAAGCATTTATGAATGGTACTATATTCCCTGTTTATACAGTGTTAGATAAAGACAATATAACAATAAATACTGAAGGAGCTCTTCTTGCAGGTATGTATCTTGGTGGTGGTACGGGAACCCGTGTATCTAATGTTCAATTAGAGACAAAGTGGATAAACCCATATTTCTCAAAAGATAGAAGTGTATATCTATATAAAGTAGATTTTGCAGTTACAAGAACTTCTGGTGGTGCAATAACAGTTGATTATTATCCATCATCTTCAAGTTTATCAATGCTTGAGCAAGCAGATGCTACAGGTTGTTTACTAGGAACCGGAGTATTGGAAACTTCACCTTACGCACTTTACCTATTGGAGACGGTTCAAGATATTCTATGGCACCCTGTTTACTTCCAGACAGTAGGTGAATCTATTCAATTGGCTATGTACTTTACAGCAGAGCAGATGGTTCAACCTGCTATATCATTAAGTGATTTCCAGCTGCACTCGTTCATATTATACACCTCACCAACATCACAAAGATTGGAGTAATATGGCAGTATCAGGTCAATATGGTGCAAAAACTCCTACAACTAATATATGGGATCCGTCCCAGATACCCCAGGATCTTGATCCAGTTTTAAAAGAGTTTTTTCTACGGATGTATCAGAACCTTAACTTGATGTCTAACGTTCTAAATGTGGCTGAAATAGGACAATATACTAATCAGTTTGAAACAGTTAATGGTAATCAGTGGTTTCCTAACCCAGCCAATAATTCTTCAACTGTAGCCAAGGCTATACAGAGACCAGTGTTTAGAACAACAATTAACTTTGGTGCATTACCCGCAGCTGTTAAGTCAGTTAATCATAATATAGGTATAACCAACCCCTCTCCATTTACCTTTACAAGAATATATGGAGTTGCATCTGATACAGTTAATAGATTATATATACCATTGCCTTATGCATCACCTACTTTAAATGAAAATATAAAAGTTGATGTAACTGCTACTCAGGTTACTATTACTACTGGGATAGATAGGTCAAATTATAATGTGTGTTATATAGTTCTAGAATACATTAAGTTTTAGGAGGACTCGTGAAGAAGTTACTTTTCTTGTTATTAATGTCTTATAGCTGTTCTGCTTTGGAAATAGGTTTGGAATTTGATGTTAATGAAGGCAAAAAGTTAAAAGAAATTCGTGAGGGAGAACCAAAGAGTCCAGTTTGGGGTGCTAATAGACCAGAAGTTAAGGAAATAGATGAAGTATTTACGCCAGTTAACGAAGAAGAACGCAATATTGTTTTGGATGTTAATGATCCAGAAGTTCAGGAAGTTATACGTAAAGTAGTTTCAGCTTCTATAAGAGAAGCTTTCCATAATAAAAGACTAGAAGAAGAATTGGCTAGAAATAAGAAATGTTGTAATTCAAGTACAAAACTTAAAATTGCGTTACTTACTGCTTTATCTTCAACAGCTACAGCAGTTATTACAATTATCCTTAACAACCAGTAAAACATTAACTAATATGGTTGTAGTTGAAATTTATTATTTTATTGAAGGTGCGGTATGAAGAAGATTGCTTTGTTATCCTTGTTTTTTGTCATGAATTCTCAGGCTATGTCCGATGGTACATGTGGTGCTATTAAAAGTAGTGACTGGAACTCACCAAATGATACTATTGCTAGATTGAATGGAAGTAGTTGTCCTTTAGACAGGATTCCAGAGTGTCCTTTTAAATGTAAAAGTTATTATGTTAGTATGCTTGTAGAATCGATTAAGAAATTAATAGAAGAAATGTACTATGATAACTTAATAGATTTAGAAACTATGGAATGTCAATTGACACAATTGAAGACCGAACGTACTGCTGAAATATTTGCTGAGTTATTGGAACACATTAAAAATTTAAAAGGTGAATGATGGCAAGTTTGTCAGAAAACTTATTCGGTACCCAGGATACATTTAAACAACTACCTACTTTGAATAATCAACAATTGGGTACTCAATCACAACTTGGACAGAACATCTCACCATTGTTACAAAGTTTGATGAGCAATAATGGTGGTCTATCCCCCATTATGCAACAAGCTAGAAGTAGGTTTCAGTCACAGACTGTTCCTTCTCTTGCTGAAAGATTTACTTCACTTGGTGGTCAAGGTGGTCAACGTTCTTCTGCTTTCCAGGGTGCATTAGGAAATGCTGGTGCAGGACTAGAAGAAAACCTATCTGCTATGCAACAAGGACAAAACAACAACCTATTAAGTCTACTATTGGGCTATTCACAACAACCCAGCTTTGAGAACATATTCATGCCAGGTCGTCAAGGTGCTTTTGGTGGATTAGCTAGTGGATTTGGAGAGGGATTAGGTAGAGCCTTACCTCATGCTTTATTAGCAGGACTAACTGGAGGAGCATCGTTACCCCTTAGTGGTTTAAGTGGCTTATCAAGTATGTTTGGCGGTGGTGGTGGTGGAAATCAAAATCAACAACAAATGCCTTATGCTCTTAGTGGTGGTTTTGGTAATCCTTATGGTGGTAATAATTTTGCTCAACAGTTTGGTATGCGTAGGTTTTAAGGAGAGATAATGGTACAAATTTTAAATACTAAGCCAGGACTAGGGGAACTTTTTGGAACAGGACTAGGATCTGGACTATCTCAAACCTTTAATCAATTGGCTGATGTTAAAACCAAACAATATTCCCAAAATCTAGAAAGACAAAGATATGCATCTGGATTAGCTCCTTTATTGGGCCAACAAACTGCTGATTTCTTGAGCCAACTTAATCCTGAAGAAAGAAAGTACGCCCTTCAAAACGTAGGTTCTTTAATGAAACTTACTAGTCAGGGTGGTAATGTTGGAGAATTTGGGGCACCTGATAAGTTAGGACTAATTGAAGATGTATTTACATCACCTGCTGAAAAAAGAGCCAAGGAAGAATTAGATCTTAGACGACAATCCTTAGATTTAAGAAGAGAAGAATCACAGGCTAATAGACAATCTAGAGAAGAATTGGCCAAAGAAAAATTAGAAGCAGCTAAAGCTAAAACTCAAGAAGCTGAACGATATAAAAGACAGACCGAGATCAATGCTAAAAATAAACAGGCTATAGATAAATATAATAGTTCTAGAGAAACTATAGAAAAAGCAGATGATCTTCTTACTGCTATGGAAGAAGCTATAGAAAGTGGAAATGTTGCTCAGGGTTGGTCAGGAACTTTACAGGCTAATTTCCCTTCATTACAAAATGATGTAACAGCTAAATATGTAGCAAATGCAACTGAACTTCCTACTTTAATTAGTGCTTTGCCTGGAATATCTAGCGACTTTAAAACAAGATTGGCACAAAAGAGTAAGGCGTTTATTAATCAACCATTAGCTGCACAAAAAGCTTTATTGGATCAGGCTCGATCATACGTAGATAAGAGAAAAGCAAAGATTCAGGCGCTGGATAATATCTTAGAATCTTCAGGTCAAAATCAACCACCTAATATAGCTCAAGAAGTTGAAAAAGAAGTTCAACGTATGAACAAACAAAATAGAAAGGCTACAGAGTTTAAGCCTGGAGATACTTTTACTCAATCAGACTATGATCATCCAGAAAAGTTTCCTGATGGTTTTGCAGTTGAATGGGATGGACTACCTCAACAAATAGTTAAGGGAAAATGGGTAGTTATAGATGAGGAGATATAAATGCCTGTAGGAAAAGTTTTATCATTAGGATCATTGGGACAAAGATTAAAGCAACCAGAACCACAACCAGAAGGTTGGGGCGACTATGCTAAGAGAAATCTTGGAACTGGTTTAATAAACTTAGTTAGAAACTTAGAGGCGCCTGGCAAAGCTTTACTGCAACAAACTCCAGAAATGGTTGAATCCTTAAAACAAAGGGGAATACCTAACTATGCAGATATTGCTAAAGGACCGGCACTATCAGATTTGGTGCAACAAGGAATAGGTTTATCAGAACAACAAATGCAACCACAGAACTTAGGTGAATCATTTGTTCAGAGATTTCTACCTAATGCTATCACAGCAGCAGCAGGAGCAAAAATAGGTGGCAGACCGATATCTCCTGCTATTCAATCAGCAGCCGCAGGTGCAGGATTAGCAACAGCTGCTAAAGGACTTGAACTTGGACCTAAGGCAGAAGCAGTAGCAGATATATTGGGAAGTACTGGATGGAACTTATGGCAAAGTGGTGGTTTTCCAGGACAATTAAGAAAAAAATTAAGACCAGAAATGGAACAAGCTTTCAAAAAGGCTGAAGAAGAAGGTAAAAAGTTTCATGTTAAAGTACCAGAATATGAAAAGTATCTTAATGATGAAATGGAAAGATTAAGCACTGGAAATCCAGGTATAGATAAAACAGCTGTTAGAAAAGCTATAAATGAACTACAAGGTAGATCTAACCAAATACAAATGGGTAAACTAACTCCTACAAAATTAGAAGAACAAAAGAAACACTTCTATTCTCTTTATAACGGACTTAAGGATTCGACTAGCGCAGCCGATAAGAAACTTGCAGATATTTATTATAGAGCGGGTGGTGCAGGTACAGGTGAATTAAATAAGATAGCTAAAGAACATCCAAAGTTTGGAGAACCTTATAATGCAGCCCAGGACTTATATAAAGGACTTGATGCCCAAAATAAAGTTAGAGGGATGTTTGAAAGAAATTCAGACTTGAGAAATCTTATAAAGAATCCAAAAGTTAAAACAGCTCTTCTCGGTTTAGGAGGAATAGCTGTAGGAAAACCAGGAGCAATTATTCCAGTAGCTACTGGAGCTGCCGGTATAGCAGCAGGAACCAGATTAGGTAGATATGCTGCTAGAACTTATGACTTATTCAATAACAGTAAAAGGGCTAGAGAGTTAGTGGCTGAATTAGGTGTTAATGCTATAAAAAATAATAAGTCTGCTTTTATAAACAATTTAAAAGCTTTAGATAAAGAAGCTGATAAAGTTGATAGAAAACAAAATATAAAAGGTAAAGTTCTAAGAGTGTCTAAATAAATTATTCATTAGGATTATATAAGCACCATACTAACCATAACCATACAATTACAAATGTATCCATATTTGTTCTATTCTTCTTGGTTTAAACTATAAAACTCATATTCTTCATTATTAAAGTGCGAACAAATACTACAATCGCTTTTAATCATATCTTCTAAGGCAAATGATGAAACATAAGAAGCACTAAATAAAAGTGCTACCATGGTCAAATTTATTCTTATTTTTATAACCATGGGAAGATCTGTTTAAAGATATTTCTACTTTTTGGTGGAGGTGTGGATATGGTGGTTTTGTTTGGAATAGTTTCTAAAATATTCGGTTTTCTTAAGAACTTTAGTTGGCAGTCCTTATTACAAAATGTAGGATTCTTTCTTTGTGATACCAAATACTCAAATTCCTTATTGCAAACCTTACAGTTAGACTTACCCTTTAACGTCATTTCCTTCTCCAGATAATTTTTTCTGTTCATTTAATTTAGACACTAACCACTGACATACTAATATTGTGATTGAAGTATTATGTTCAATCGCAGCCACTTTCAATTCATGATGTAGTTCTCTTGGGATATCCAAAGCTAATCGTTTTCTATTTTCTGGTGTCATGTTTTCCTTTCATTACTGAACTTATTACATTTTTCAGTACATTGCAACAGACATTTGTTTTTACTGAATTTTTATGTTTGTTTACTCATAGAGTAGTAATCATCCGATAAAAATAGGAGAGATGTAATGTCTAATCAACAAAATTCGGCAGTTGCCTATAGTTTAGGCAAGGGGCCGTTATCAAAAATATTTCCACCACCAATTGTTGCCAAAAGAGCACCTACAGTAAACGATATTGGGTATCAGCTTGGACAAGAATGGGTATGGCCAGGAAATGGTATTTGGTTTCTTGAACAAGTAGTAGCGGGCGCAGCAACATGGTTAAACGTAGCAGGTGGTGCAGGAGTGTTTACTTCACTTACTGTTAATCCGGGCCCAACTAACTTAAGTACTGTGGGTAATGGAGCAGTTACCATTGGAAACGCAACTAACACAGGCGCAATAACCTTAAGTGTTGGTACCGGCAACTTAGCTATTAATGGTAATGGTCACACTATTGGTATTGGTGCAGACGCAGCTGCTAATACTATAAATATAGGTAATAACACTGGTGCAACAACTGTAAACATTAATGGTGGTACAGCTGGTGCAGGTGCGATTTTAATTGGTACAACAGCAAATGATGTACCAGTTTCCATTGGAAGCAGCACAGGGATTTCATTAATAACTATTAATGGTGGTACAGCTGGTGTAACTGTAGGAACAAATGCAGTGGATCACCCAGTATCCGTTGGATCTGTTACAGGTGCATCTGCAACAACCATAAGAGGTGGTACATCAGGGGTAACTTTAACAGCTCCTTTTGTAGCTCTTCCTGGACCTGTATATATATACACTGGCGCAGGAGCTCCTGGAAACGGTTTAGCTCTTCACGTTGGTGACTTATATATCAATACAACTGCGGCTAGTGCCGTTACTCGTATGTATATAGCAACAGGCGTAGGTGCTTGGACCAATATTACTTGTGCAGGTTAATTATTAATTAGAGATCAACCGAGCCTCTTTGGAATAGTTCTGAGGAGGCTCTATTTAAATAAAGGAAGTACATGGAAAATCAATCCGTGCAGTCAACTGAAGCGATAGAAGTTACTCCCATAGTAAAACCTGAAGATGAAAAAAGATTTCATGTTCAATTAGAAAAGGATGGAAAGAGATACATCTTTTCGGTACCTGATGGAACGTCCCTTGGTGTAGCTTACGATACATGCTTTGAAATACTTACCGGTATACATAGCATGATGCAGCAGGCTAACCAAACTGTAGCTCCTCAAGCACCCAAAGAAGTGCCTGTAGAAGTAGTAAATAAAGAAGCATAAAAAAAGAGAGAGTAGTAATGTCAAATTTAGCGATACAAATTTTTCCTGAACCATTAAGAGTAACCGAGTTCGGTGATATCGGAGCTGGATATACCCTTATTGGTACTCCATTTGAAAACCCTAGCCGAATTTTAGTTATACAGAATTTAACAGATAAACAGATGGATTTTTCATTTAATGGAGATGATGACCACTTAACCTTACCGTCAGGCGGACAAATAGTTTTAGATGTAACAGCAAATAGAACAAATACAGGCGGAGCAGCATATTTTTCCCAAGGTATAGGTATCTGGGTTAAATACGTGGTTGCTCCTACCCTTGGTGAAGTAGCAGTTTCTACATTCTTCGGATTAAATGGTTAAGGAGTAGTATGTCACAGATTACAACTTTTGTTTTAGGTGGTGGTGGAGGTGGTGGCGGAATTACCTCTATATCAGGAGATTCAGGTGGACCACAAGCTGGTCCAGCGATAACTATAAGTGGTGGAACTTCTGGTGGATTATTTTCAGGTGCCGCTAATACATTAACCTTAGCTTTCACTGAATTGAACCTACCCACTACGTCGGATAGCACACACGGTGTTATAAATATAAATGGTGTACCTGTACTTCATTGTTTTGGTACAGATAATACATTTTTAGGAAATCCAGGCCTTCCAGCGGGTAATTTTACATTAACAGCTACAGAAGTGACCTCTATCGGCGGAGCTTCGGGAGTCGATTTGACTTCTGGGGGTCAATCAACTTTTCTAGGCTGGGGCGCGGGAAACCGCTGCCAGAGCGGGGCTGGGAACACTTTTATTGGTTATGTAGCGGGCTCTACCCTAACTACGGGGGGTATGAATACGGCGCTAGGTTATATAGCCTTAGCTAGCGGAACCCTCACTGCTGGCACATTTAACGTAGGTATTGGAATTTCAGCCGGCACAAATTTATCGGGTACTGATTCTAATAATATTATTATTTCACATCCTGGGGTGTCGGGGGACAACAATATACTGAGAATTGGTGCAGCTACAGGCGGAGGAACCCAACAACTCAATAAAGCCTTTATTGCTGGTATTAGGGGAGTTACTACAGGAAACAATGATGCTCTTCCAGTACTTATAGATTCAGCTGGCCAATTAGGAACAGGAGTTCTCCCAGATTTCACTGCATATCAAAGTGCTTCAACAGCAGATAACGTAACTGGAGATGGAACATTTTATTCCCCAATATTCAATACAGTTGTATTTAATAATGGCTCAGGTTACAACAGTGGAACAGGTGTATTTACAGCTCCTAAGACTGGTAAATATATGTTCTTGGCTTCTATTACTATGGAGAATTTAAGTTCTGGTCATAATGCCTCATTCTTCAGATTTACAGCAACTTCTAGAAACTATACATTCCAACAATCATTAAACCCTTTTGCCATGTCCAGTTCTGGATTCTTAACTATTCAAGGTACAGCTTTAATAGACATGACAGCTGGAGATACATGCTTTGTTGAGTTTGAAGTTAACGGTTCTTCAAAGACCGTGGGTGTATTCGGTACAACAAATCCAAGTACAACATTTAGTGGTTACTTTGTAGGAGGATAATCATGGCTTCAAGAACAAGATCACAAAGATTAAACGGATTTAACCCCTTGGCTTACCTTGGGGTTACTCCTCTAAGTCCTGTTAATTTTAACATTAACAACAGACCTCCTACTGTTAACGATTATGCCAACTTCTATGTAGGAGATACCTGGTTAGATAATTCATCATATCCTACACCTCCAAAAGCTGAAAATTTTTGGATGCTTGTATCTAAGGCAAGTGGTGAATCTACTTGGGTTAATTTTGGTGGAGGTGGTGCATTATTGACCCTTACAGGTAACGTAGGTGGTCCAGTACCAGGCGATGTTAATTTTAATATTAATACTGTAGGCGATAACATAGGTATTACGGTAGTAGGTAATCCTGCAACTAATACTTTAACATGGTCGCTTGTTGGTGGCGGTGGCGGAGTAGCAACTCAAAGTTTCCATACAGATGATAATAATGTTGAAGTTCCAATTGGAACAGTAGTTATACCCCCAGTTGGATCGGTGGGACAAATAAATATTGTACATGCAGCATCCGCAGGTAATGGATTTAGTAATACCAATACAAAAATAGGTGGAGATATACATACTGTTGGAGTGGCGTTAGATAATTCTATTATTCAACCGCCAACAAATATGGCTGGAACAGCTGGTATGTATTCCTTAGGTGTTACAGATCTTGTAACTGATAGATTCATGTACAATTATGGTACACATAACACTTTCCTTGGGTACCAAAGTGGCTCATTAGGCCTTACAACTGCCGCAGCTCAAAATAACACTTTTATTGGTTTTCAAGCAGGCACAGCAACCACGACAGCGGCACAATCGACTTACGTGGGTAGTTTGGCCGGATCGGCAAACCAAACTTCGAATAACAACACTTTCGTTGGATATGCTTGTGGAATCGCATGTAACGGAGGGGGCGGAAAAAATACCTCTTGCGGAAGTACCAGTTCGAATGGGCTGACCACGGGTACGCAGAATTGTGCATTTGGTGACTTAGCTCTGCAAGTGACTACTGGATCAAACAATTCAGCATTTGGTTATAATGCGGGAAGCGCATATGTGGGTAACGAATCTGGGAATGTGACGATTGGATCGGGTAATACAGGAACCGTGGGAGAGTCAAATACCTTCAGGGTCGCAACGGCAGCTGGATTGACTCGAGCATTTGTCCAAGGTTCTTATGGTGTTAATCCTCCAGGTGGTGGTGTTCAAACTGTTGTTCAAGATATGAATG